TTGCGATGATGTATAAAACTTATGGCCTGCAGATGTACTACACGATGATGAAGACCGCCAAGGAGATGGTCGAGGCGCATATTGAAGGAGATAGCAAAGAAGCTAAAGCCACCCGCAATCGTGCGTTTAAGCAGCTATTAGGCATACATGGAAGCGCTATATTCTTTGCTGGCGCGTACGGCGTGCCTCTCTACGGCGCAATACAGCTTATGGCAGATGCACTATTCCTTGATGATGACGAGGATGACTTCAACACCATAGTGCGTAAAGAACTCGGCGAAGGTTGGTTCAAAGGTCCATTACAAGCTATGCTCGGTATTAACATAGCTGACCGAGTACGTTTGAGCGGCCTGCTTATTCAGGAGAATAGGTACAACCCGAACGCATCTGTTGAAGAAGATATTATGTATTATCTCGGTGGTCCGGCACTCAGCGTAGGTAAACGATTCTTACGTGGTATGGACGATCTTCAAGAAGGTAATGTGGAGCGTGGTATTGAATCTCTGCTACCTCCAGCAATCGCTAATGGCCTTAAAGTTACATTTGGCCGATATCAACGCGAAGGTGGAATCTATACACGTCGGAATGACCCAATCTACTCTGATATGAGTACGTGGGAGATGATGGCTCAGGGTATAGGCTTCATGCCATCAGAATACATATTCCGTCAGGAGCAGAACCAACGTGATAAACGTGTTGAAGGTTCTATTGTTAAGCAGCGTTCTAATCTAATGCGTAAATATTACATTGCTCAACGCACTGGAGATCTGGAAGAGTTAATCGAAGTTATGGGTAAGATGTCAGATTTTGGTATCAAGCACCCATACGCTGCCATTAGCACGGACGACTTAAACAAATCTATTAAGCGTCACGAGAAAACATCTTCGGAAATGTACAACGGCGTCACGATTAACCCCCTTGTACGCAGGGCTATAGAACTTAGCCGAATGGAATATAGTCAGTAAAAAACCCCCACCCCTTTCGGAGTGGGGGAATAAGCAAGGGAGAACGACAGCCTAACCGATAAGGCGAGCTATCAGTGTTAACATATCATGTAGTTCTCCATATGCGAAGGCCGATTTTACCGCCCTCTATCCTAACGTGATGCTGTAATCCCCACTTTTGTTGTTTAAACATCTTAGTCACTTGTTTTTTAGCGGAATCGGTATTGATGCACGGTATAAAAACTGACGCTCCTACTACCATTTTTCCCCAATCTATGACTATTCGCACCCCGTCAGGAGCAATATCACTCTCAAGAAGAACCTCCTGTGTCGTCATCTTCTAACGCAATCTCCATTTGTAAAACACGTATTGATGGTAGGTCTAACTTAGTCCCCTTCGTCAGATGCTTCCTTGTCAACTGCCCTTTGTGGAACTTGTTCACCTTATTCACTAGATCGGCATAGACTATAGACTTACTCGCACACCAAGATTTCAGTGCCGATGTCCTTACAAAAAACATCTTTGTGTCTGGCTCATATCTTGCGACCAGACTGTTAGATTTAGCTACTTGATCTGGAATGATATACTGGTCAAATCCATCTCCTGCGCTAGTCCGTGCATCTACACTGCTTTTTATAACTAGTATGCTGTTATAATTTTCAGAGAAGAACTCACCTATCATGTCCTCTGCGGTCAACTCCATCTGTCGTATGTTAGCCTTGTTATGTGCAAGTAGTTCAGTGGTAGCCCATTCATAGACTGGCTTTATATCGAAGTCGTGTAGCCCAGCTCGTTTCGCTATAACTAACCCTGCAAGCGCACAAGATATACCCGAAGACCAGAAACGGTTTTTGTTTGTTAGTCCCGCCTTACGGTCTACACGCCGCTGCGTCTCCAGTACAATCTCTCTACATTCATCCATGTTCTGCAGTATGTATTGAATATAAGGCACGCCAGCGTGGCCGTAACAATTCTTAATCGACGCCTCAAAGGGATCTGTTATGGGTTTGTCCCGCTCCTTATCGAATATTGGTTCGACCATGCACTCTATGATGCGTTGGGCTTCCGCCTGAGGAGCAGCTTTAAGTGAGTTTAACTTCTCTAGGATACTGTCGTTAGAAGATAGGGTCATAAGTAGGTGCCACGGTCTACCTTGCACGCGCTCGACGTTAGCGTTTGCTGTCATGCGCCCTTTCTGCTGACCACTAGTTGTCTGGTATATAAAATCTGAGGTGACTTTCGCGTGTTCGTTAGTCATCTCATCAACACCGAAAGGTATGCTGTGGTAAACTTCGGCTCTGTTAAATAAGAAGTTAAGTGTGTCTGCAGCTTTAGTCACCAGCGACTCAGGATGTCCCCATATACCCGCCCCTGCATACTGTATAAGGCTCTTACCAAGTCCAGAAGTATGGCTGTAGAACAGGAACGTGGCACAATGCTGTGATAGAAACTGCACCAGAGGACTGCCAAACCCAATACCTAAGCCGAATTGCTGTACAACAAACTTGGGATCATCCCATAATTTAATATTTTCACGCCACTCTTCATAAGTTCCTTTAGGCTCAAAAAAGGGCATGTAAACGGCAGTTTGAGTACTAGCTGGGTTACTTTCTACTCTATCTGCTAGTATCTTACGCTTACCGAGGATGAACTCTTTCATGTCATCAGTCCAACCGAACTGGATATGAGCATCCTCTGCTTCGGTAGTATCCTGCAGTTTATCAACCCACGATAAGATGTATGTCATAAGTTCTTGCATCCCATTTAGTGTTACCCCTTCACTGGACATATGCTTTCGGAACTCATCCCTAGACGTAACCGAAGACATAGGCATAACAAATTCTCTAACACCGTCCTTACGAAGATGTATTTTACAAACCACGCAATCTTTCAGCACTGGATCTCGTATTCGTTTGGTCAGATAGATGTCGTTCCTATAAATAAGTTTCTCATCTACCCCTCCCTCAGGGCTAACATCTCTGCGGTATACGCCCCCATTTGCCCCTCGGATGTAGGGTTTTGGGAACTCTGGTATGACGTGCGTAGGCATCATGGGGTCTGGTTCGACCTCTTCGGTATCCACGTAGTTACCGTCTTCTGATACTTCCGCCTCGCGTAACTTTTGTCCCAGCGAGATAGGAGATTTTACCTTACCCCAGTTGGGGCACCCCGTGCATATACCCGGATTGAACTCGTCAAACTTAACGCAAGTATACGGACCCTTAATAAGTGAGACTTTCTTGCGTGTCTCCTCAGGATCATACCCCGGATGTCTTTCGGATAACTTCTTTATAGCCGTGTTAGCATCGGTGCAGAACTTAGCCACTGACAGCCCTGCACGCCACAACGGTTCCGACATAGACTCTTGGTCTACCATTATATGTTTAAGTTGTTCGCAGCCTTTACCTTGGAAGGTCTTAACCATAATATCTTTGAAATAATTTTCTTGGTTGCCTAGTAGCCTTCGCGTAGTCTCGTCCAGCTCCATAGGCGTGTATACCGTTGGAACTGGTATCATATCGCCGCCAAGCAGGGCTGAGAAATCATCGAAATCTAATGGGTCCGGTGCTTCTAAACCGAGAACTGCTACGGGTTTAGGTTCTCCACCTTTATTGTTATGTGTGTTTGGGACCCTAAGAATACGTGCGGCATCTGCCGTTATAGCTGGATCAGCAGCAAAACTTTGCTCTGCACATAACTTCTTTAGGCGTGTCGCTACGGGTAGCCAATCTGCATAACACACTGGCTCTTTAAGTGGCCAGTAAACATGTATGCCCCTACCTGAGTTAACCAGCATTGGTTTCGGTAGTTTGTTAGTCTTACAGAACTTTTGTAATTCCGAGAGTGCATGATCCTGCGTAGGGAAATCTTTGCTTGGCCCACAATCTAGGTCAAGGAAGAAAGATTTAATATGTTTTACATTATTTATTCGGCGAGACTGGTCATCCGTGAATGTAGCCAGACCGAAATAAACATCAAACCCATCCCTATCGAAATCTTCTGAGGCATCAACAACTTCGTCAATAGATGTATAGAACTTTTGTACGCGCCTATCTTCACTGGATTTAGCCGCAAATACGCAATAGTTCCCCTCACTGCTTAACAGCTTTTCTAAAAATGTTTTTGTATACATACTTCCGCCCTTGTAACGTCGCGTCGTGGCGGAGGGAAATTGCGCAAAACCCCCCGCCACAACACTGTGAGAGTAACGAGATTAGTCGTCCCAATTCTCGATTATCTCACTTAGATCGCTATTACTGGCCGGGGCAGCGGCGGCTTTCTTAACGACCTTTTTCGGTTCCTCAACCACTTCCTCTGGTTCAGGATTACTAGCAAACAAACCAGCAGGTTTTGCCTTGGGTGCAGGTTTCGGCGCTGCTGGAGCTTCGGCTTTATCAGTCTGGGCAACGGTGAGCGCCAAAGCCATCTCCGTATCTGGATGTGTTTTTAATTCTACCGCAGCTTTAAGCTCGTTCTCATCAAGAGGTCTAACAGCTTTGAACAACAACTTAGGTGTACTGCTATTGTCGTCGAACCTAATGTTAGTCACGATGGCGATAGCTGGAGTGTCGTGTGCAGCAAGGAACCGTGCATAAGCCTGCATCGGCATCTTACCTTCTGTGGCACTACCAAAAATCGACGTAGCTGGAAGCTGTAGCTGATATATTTTATCGAACTGTCCTTCCAATACTACGGCCAATCTCTGAGAGAAGCGGCACGCGCGAGAGTCCCCTTGACCTGACCCTCTGATATTCATAGGGCAATCCATGCACCGAGCCGACTGCTTTTGCTCATCAGGAACTTCTTGGGCTGGTGCTTGTGTATCTGCAGACCAACAAGTTGGGCCAGAGGGCGTTTGAGGATCGTATGCGCCAGCATAATAAGTACGTGCTAACTTCGCTGCACCAACGATAACAACATTTATGCTGCTCTCAGGAGATACTGACTGCTCCTCACCGTTAACCATCTCACGAAAACGACCGCCTTTTAAACTAATTCGACGGCGCGTTACGGTTCCAGAAGAACCACCTAACAAGTTATCATTTATGTCCTGTAAAGATTTATACAGATCGCTGTTTACAAGAGCATTATCTTTAAAAAGAGTTACTTCTGACATAGGTTTCCCCCTTACATGTCGTTATCTAAATCGTCTAAATCCACTTCTGATAGTGGCTCTTCTACTACTGCCGACACACTCTCGGCATTAACACTAACGGGTTGCTGATTATCTAGTCCCCGACTAAGCAGTGCAGCGGAAACATCTTCCTTGGAGAACCTATAAGTATTACCTACTTTGATATAGGTGTTTGAAGGAATGTCTCCCCTCCGAACCCACGAACGTATTGTAGATACGGAAACGGCGAAATGCTCTGCTAGCTTTTCTATGGGAATAAAGGGTTCACTCATTTCTTTCTCACAGTGATTGTGTACTCCGAATCTACGTTTAGTCCCTTCGGTAGTAAGTTAGGGTTTTCCTCTAAGAACTGTCGGACATTTGCCTGATTAAGACGCTTCTCGTAGAACTCAGGAACCTCATGCTCAAGCACAAACTTGTGCATTTCTTCCCAATCGTTCGTCCAGTATCGCGTCTTAACCGATCTATAGAACAGCCCTGCAGGAGTTTTAACGCTATCCAAACCTTGCTCTTCACAGAAATCAAGCAGCCCTCGCTTGACCTTATCAAGCTGCTCAGTGAGCTTATCATCTTCTTCTTTGAATTGCTTTTGTAGCTGGGCGCGTCGGTCGCGTATCTTGATGTATACGCTGGTCAGCTTTTCCGCTAACCCTTTATCTTCACTCATGTCGTTCCCCTGTCGTAGCACCAACATTTTGTTGGGAATTGTAATGTAATGGCAGGAGATACTCTAGTCAAGCAATTCTTTGTATAAGTCTAAGATTTGTGTGTGTACGTCTATTCTACTATCTAGTAATGCGTAAACACGTTTTTCTACGGGAGATCCTTGCAACTGTACAACGGTACATTTGTGATCCTGCCCCGATCTATGAACACGGGCGTTAGCCTGCGCGTAAGTTTCTAATGAACTTGTTGGTCCCCACCACACCACTGTATTCGCAGCAGTTAGGGTAACACCATGCGCCGCTGCCTGTGGCTGAATAACTAATACGTGGGGGTTATCGGTAGTTTGAAATGCTTTGAATATCTCCGTACGCTTCGGCGCACTAACGTCACCATTGATAATGCCGGTTGTGATTCCGTCAGCTTCTAACTTTTCCGCTAATATGTTTATCGTGTGGCGGAAAGGGACGAACACCAGCACCTTCTTACTGCTCTCGTTTATGACCTCTAGTAGTACTCGGTATCTATGTTTTATATCGAACTCTAAGCTTTCACCACCATCCGTATAGACAGCCCCTGAGGATATTTGGAGTAGCTTGCTCATGTTAATTGCAGCGTTAGGTGCTGTAACTTCCTCGCCAGCCGCCTGCAGAATGAGTTTGTTCTTCAGCTCCTTGTAATACTTCTGTTGTTGACGAGTTAGCTCTACCTCACGCTTGGTGTATAC